GCTATTCCTGTTGGAAACGTAACTTTATTTTTACAACGTGCTAAAAGAAAGATTAGAGAACTAGCTTATAACTTTGACGTTGATGGTTATGTTGCACCTGACATGACTATTCTTGCTGAACATATTTCAGAATCTGGAATTAAATCTATGTCTTATCAACAAGAACCTAATCAACTTATTTGGTGTGTAAGAGAAGATGGTAGATTAGTTTGTTTAACTTACCAAAGAGAACAACAAGTTGTTGCTTGGCATCAACATATATTTGGTGGTGCATTTAGTACAGGTATTGCAGTATGCGAATCCATAGCAACCATTCCTACAGATGATAAAGAATATCAATCATGGGTTATTGTTAAACGTACCATTAATGGTGTTACAAGACGTTATGTAGAATATATAAATCAATTTGATTTTGATCAAACAGATAATACAGAATTTAATTTCTTAGATTCACAACTTGCTTACTCTGGATCTGCAACGACTACAATTTCTGGATTAGATCATCTTGAGGGACAAGTTGTATCTGTTCTTGCAAATGGTTCAACACATCCTAATAGAACAGTAACTAATGGTTCTATTACTTTATCAAGATCATCAACTAAAGTTAAAGTGGGTTTATCTTACACATCCATATTACAAACTATGAGATTAGATGCTGGTTCACAGAATGGTACATCTCAAGCTAAGACAAAAAGAATATTTAATGTTTCTATTAGATTATATGAATCTATTGGTGTAGAGGTTGGTCCAAACTTATCTAATATGGAAGAAATACCATTTAGATCTTCTGCTAATCCTATGGATCAAGCTATCCCAGTATTTACAGGTGATAAGGAAGTAGAGTTTAGAGGTAACTATGAAACTGATGGTTTTATATTTGTACGTCAAACTCAACCTTTACCTTTAACAGTTTTATCGTTATACCCAGAATTGATTACAAATGATGGTTAATAAATTAATTATAATTCCTTATAAACAAGATCATGGCAAAATGATAATGCAATCACAAATGAACCACATGCTTACTCAGAAAGACGCATCATTTATTATTAGTGATAACAATAAAGAATGTATGGATTTAGAACAAGAGCATCTAGCATTTACAGGTTTAATTAATGATAAGGTTATTGCAGCAGCTGGTATGAAAAGAATATGGGGTAATGTAGCAGAAGGTTGGTTCATTGCTAAGAATGATGTTTGGAATTATCCAATAACTATTGCAAAAGCTGTAAAGCAAAATATAGATTATCTTGCAACATCTAATAATATTAAAAGATTACAAACTGCAGTTCGTGCAGACTTTGAAATTGGTATTAGATTTGCTAAGTGGTTAGGATTTACTAATGAAGGATTAATGAAGAACTATGGTTTTGATGACACAGATCATTACCGATTTGCGAGGATTTACTAATGGCACCAGTTTTACCTTATATCGCAGTAGCATCAAGCGTAATGCAAGCACAGCAACAAAATGCTGCTGGTAAATATAATCAATCAATTCAAAATAGAAACGCACAAATAGCTGAACAAGAAGCTCAACAAATAGAAAAACAAAAAGAATTTGATTTACAAAGATTTGATCAAAATATTCAACAATTAGAGGGACAAACTATAACTAGGATTGCAAAGACTGGTGCAGATTTTTCTGGAACTGGTTTAAGAATATTAAGAAATAATGCTGAACAAGCAGAAGTTGAAAAAAATGTTATTACTTATAACTCAAAAGTTGCTGCAGCACAAAGAAGAGAAGCTGGTAATATGTTTAGAATACAGGGACAATTTGCTAGACAAGCAGGAAGAGCTGCTGCTATTAGTACATTAGTATCAGCAGGAACAACTTTTGCTGGTTCTTCTGCAGGAAAAAGTTTATTAGGTGGATCTAAACCAGCAGGAACATTTGATGGTGCTAGTTCTTTTACTCAATACTCAGCTAACCCAACAGGATACTCAGGATCATTTTAATGCCAAAGATACCTACATTTGAAGCACAAGTAAGACCAACAGCTGAAGTATCAGGAATTAAAACTTCTTTTCAAGCTCCAGTAGAAACAGCTGGTTCTATGTTTGGTTCAGCAGCTAAAGTTGTAACAGGATTAGATGAATATTATGTTAGAGAACAAGCATTAAAAGATAAAACAGAATCATCAAAAGCATACTTAGAATTAACTAATGAGATTGATACAATAGAACAAGGAGCTATTAAAAATATAGATCCATCTCAAGCTGAAAGTACCTTCCAAAAACAATTTAATTTTTTAGCAAAACAAAAAATAGACAGCATGCAAAACAAAGCAGCTGCTAGATTATTAGAAGATAAACTAAGTTTAGATTTAATAACAAGATCATCTAAAGTTGTTAAAGGTTCAAGAGATCAGTTGATATTAGAATATAATAATACTTGGAATACAGAAAACCAAATAGATCAATCTCAATATTCTTTAGCAACAACTCCTGAAGAAAAAGATATTTTAAAAAATAAACTTGAAGCTAATGTTATTAGTAGAAATTTTTACAATAATGATGGTCAAGTAAAACTAAAAGAAGATTTAAAAAAATTAAATTCTTCTTTATTTTTTTTAGATACTGGTAAGATTATTGGAATAGAAAATGGAAAAGAAGAAATAAAAAATTTAGATTTATCTTTAAAAGATAAAACCTTATTAACAGATGAAGATTTTGGAAAAGGATTATATGAAGCCTATAATCAAAAAATATCTAGCCTTACTGTTAAAGGAAACCCAGATTCTGATTATGATAAAGCATTAGAACTTGCAAAAGAACTAGAGTCTTTTGAAAGATATAATGGTTACAAAGTTAAAACTGGAGAACTATCAATTAAAATAAATGCTTTAAGAGAAAAAGTAGAAGTTGAAAGAATACAACATGAAAATTTAATAAGACAACTTGGTGATACTAAATTATTTTTTGATTACTCTGATGCTCAAATAAAAGCATTAACAGAAGATATTTCATCTACTTCATTAATTTCAACACCAACATTAGAAGATAGACAATCATCTTTAGAAATAAAAACTGAATATGATCAGATGATAAGAGATTATTTGGTAAATAATAAAACTGCTAGTTTAGAAGAAAAGAAAGATTTCTCTAGAAATTTAATTTATACTTTAAAAACTATTTATGAAGACAGAGCTTCATCTAAAACACAAGCAACTTTAACAGATAAAAATCGTTTTGATGTTGAAACAGAATATCAAAATGTTTTAAATGATATGAAGTTGTATAGTGAAAATTCTTTAGATTCTGGAAAAATAACTCAATATAAAAACTTAGCTAAGTCAAGAGGATATACAATAACTACTAGCACTAAAGAAAAAGGAAAAACTGTTACTAAAAAAGAAGGTGATATAAATGCTTTTATAAACAGTTATCTTCCTGGTTTAGCTGAACAAGTTAGATTAACTACAAAACAAAAATAAAATGTCATCTGAATTTTCACCAAAAGTTTTAGAACTTCTTGGTCAGAGTAATGTTGAAACAATAAAAATACAACCTGTTAATTCTGGATTAGTAAAACAACCAGAAGAAAAAGATCATAATTTTTGGCAAACTCTAGGAGATATGTCTTTATCAGTTCCTCAGGGAGTTGTTAATGCTGCTGAAGAAACTGGTGATTTCTTAGATGAAAATATTGTATCATTAGGTGGTGTTGAGTTTGGTGATAATGATGGCAAACTTTCATTTAAAGATTTTATTCCACAATATGTTCCTCCATCAAAATGGAGATCAGAAGAATATTCTAAAAAAAGACAACTACCTATATTTCATAAACCAGAAACTTTAGCTGGTGAAGTAACAGAAGGTATAACAAGATTTTTAAGTGGGTTTGCTGGACCCTCTAAATTTTTAAAAGGAGCTGGTCTTGCAGGTGGTGCTATTAAAAATACATCAAGAGCTTTTGTTGCAGGTGCTGTTGCCGATCTTACTGTCTTTGATCCTAATGAAGGAAGATTATCTGATATGTTAATTCAATTTGATTCACCAGTATTAAATAATGCAGTTACTCAATATCTTGCATCAAATCCAGAAGATACAGAAATGGAAGGAAGATTAAAAAATGTTTTTGAAGGTATGGCTTTAGGAGGTGTTACTGAACTTGCTGTTAGATCTGCAAAGCCTACTTATGATGCAATATTTTATGGAATTAAATCTTTTAAAAAAATGAGAGCAACACAAAATTTAGATGAAAGAGCTTTTATTCAAAAAGAAACTGCTGGTATTATTGATGATATAAATCAAGGAAAAAAAACAACAAGAGTAAAAAAATTAGCTTATGAAGGAAATGAAGCTATCAATACAGCTCAAGCATTAAAAATAATTAAGACTACAAAAGAAACTGCAAAAGCAGATTCCGAACTTTGGATTAAAAAAGTTATAAACACTGGTTCTTTTAAAAGCGGTAAAGAAGTTTTAAAAACTATTGATGATGTTGTAGATAATTCTTTTGATGATGTAACAAAAAATTATTTAGAAAACGATGTGCTAAGTAATAAAGTTGCTGAAGAACTAGCAACACTTTTAAGTAGAGATAAAGAAGAAGTTTTAAAAAGTATTATTAGAGAAGGTGTAAATTCAAAAGATGGAACAGTTAGAATGTTAGCATCTAAACAAATACTACAAGACTTAGCTTTTGATTTCCAAGAAACTTCATTAAAATATTTAAATAAATTTGGAGAAGATGTTACTAAATGGTCTAAGGAATCAAAAGAAGAATTGGCATTAAGAAGTAAAGTTATAAAAGAAACATTCTCATCATTAAAAGAACAGATAAGAGGTGCAGCTAGAACTACTCAAGCTGGTAGAATTAAAGTTACCAGAGCAGGCGGAAAGATTTTAGAAATAGAAAAGATAGCAGATATATTTAAAAACTATGATGCTAACCCTGCTGTTATGGCTAAAAAAATTAGAGATATGAAACCAGAAGATATTATTAATGAAGTTAGTAAATCAAGAGCATCAAAAATTATAGATGTGTTTAATTCACTTTATATTAATTCACTTTTATCTGGAACTCCTACTTACCTTGTAAATATTTTAGGTAATGCTTATGAAACATTTTTAAGACCAGCTGAAATTATGCTTGGTGCTTCATTTAAAAAAGATTTTAAATTAGTTAAAGAAGGATTTTCTCAATATCAAGGAATGATTTTTACTATGAGAGATACTTGGAGAGCAGTCGGTACAGCTTTAAGACAAGGTGATGCTATTCTTGATCCGATTGCTAGAACTCAAGATAACTTACAAATTATTAATGGTAAAGCAGTTAGACCAATTAGTGCTTCTAATTTAGGATTTGATGGATCTGCTGGAACATGGATTGATCGTGTTGGAAAGTTTGTAGAATTTCCAACAAGATTATTAATGGGTACAGATGAATTATTTAAACAAATGAGTTATCGTGGAAGATTATATGCTGAAGCAGTTAGCAATACTTTAGAACTTGGTTTTAAATTAGGATCTAAAGAAGCAAAAGAAAATATAGAAAAAATATTTAAAAATGGTTTTGATGAAAATGGTAGAGCAAATGTTAAAGATAATAGTTTAGCAGCAAAAGCATTACAAGAAGCAAGATACAATACTTACACTAACAGTTTAAAAGATGGCAGATATTTAAATATTGGTTCTACAGTTGAGGGTGCTTTAAAAGAAGCTCCTTATCTTAGATTCCTTGTACCATTTGTAAAAACTCCAACTAACATATGGAGGCATTTTGAAACTAGGATTCCTGTATTTGGTGCTTTTACAAAACCTATGAGAGATGCTTGGAAAACAGGAGATAGACGTGCAAGAGCTGATGTTCTTGGCAGACAAGCAATGGGTTTTTCAGCTGCTTTTTATGGATGGAGTTTAGTAAATTCAGATGTAACAGACAGTCAAGGAAATGTTTATCGTAAAGTTACTGGTGCTGGACCAAAAGATTTTAACGTAAAAAAAACTTGGATTCAAAATGGATGGCAACCATATTCATTAGCAAGACAAAATGATGATGGAACTATTACTTATTTACAATACAATCGTAATGATCCTCGTTTTTATATGCTAGGTGTTTTGTCAGATCTTGCTGAAAATAGCGATAGTATTAATGATGAAAAAAAACAAAACATTTTTGCTGTTGCCACACTATCTGTTATGAGAAGTTTTTATAATAAGGCTTATGTTCGTGGTATTTCTGATATATTTGATGTTGTTGAAGATCCAAACCCAGATAAAATTAGTAGGTATCTTGGTAAAATAGTAGGAAATGCTATTCCATATCAAGCATTTATAGGTGCAGGTATTCCTGGTGTTTATGAAGGTGATAAAGAAATTTTAGAAGCAAGATCATTTGTAGATGAAATTATTAAAAAAACTCCTCTTATTACAAAAACAGATTATCTTGAACCAAGAAGAGATTTACTAACTGGAGAACCTGTAGAAAGAAATCCAAACTCTGTTTATGTTAACTCTGAAGGTGTGTTGTCTTATTTATCTTTAACTCAGGGACCACTATTAGTTGGTAGAAAATCAGATTTAAAAGAAGATCCTGTAGCATTAGAAGTAATGAGACTTAAAGTTAGACTTACTGAACCAAATCAAAAACAAATTGAAAAAGTAGATTTAATTGAATACAAAAAAAACAATCAATCAGCTCATAATTATTGGGTTGAAAGAATAGGTAAGACAGAAATAAGAGGAAGAAATTTAAAAGATCAATTAGAAATTACTATAAACTCTGTTGATTATCTTAGAAGACAAGAAGGTGATGAAAACTTTGAGGGTGGAAAAGAATTAATAATAAAAAGAATATTTCAAAACTATAAAGATAAAGCATTTGATGATATGCTAACTGAATATCCTGAAGTTAAAGAAGCTATAACAGACGCTAAAAAAGAAAAATATGGCTTTAGAAAACTAGGTGTTTATGAAGAAAAAGAAACAAAAGAATTATTGCCTAGAAAGTAAAATAGTATATAGAGATTAACATATGACAATATCTTCAACTACAGTTAGAAACAGTTATAGTGGTGATAACTCTACAACTACTTTCTCATACACATTCAAGATATTCCAAGACTCAGATATTCAAGTAATCATTCGTTCTACTGATGGAACTGAAACAATCAAAACTATTACAACCCACTATACTGTAACAGGTGCTGGTGCATCAGGTGGTGGATCAGTTATATTTACATCAGGTAATATTCCAACATCAACTCAGACAGTTGTATTAAGACGTAACATTCCACAAACACAAGCAATAGATTATATCGCTAACGATCCATTCCCTGCTGAATCTCATGAAGAAGGTTTAGACAGAGCAACAATGGCAATTCAACAATTGCAAGAAGAAGTAACAAGATCTTTAAAATTATCTAAAACAAATACAATGACATCTACAGAGTTTACTGTGGGTGCATCTGCTCGTGCTAATAAGATTCTAGCATTTGATACTAATGGTGAATTATCAGTTACTCAAGAACTTGGAACTAATAGAGGTTCATGGAGTTCTGGTGTTACTTTTAATGCTAGGGATATTGTAAAAGATTCATCTAATAATAACGTATATCTTTGTAATACAACTCACACATCTACAGGTTCTACTCCTATCAGTTCTAATACTGATGTAGCTAAATGGGATTTAATTGTTGATGCACAATCTGCAACTAACAGTGCAAATGCAGCTGCGAACTCTGCATCTAACAGTTCTAATTTTGCTAACAACTCATCTAACAGTGCCAATACATCTGCTAATCATTCTGCAAATAGTTCTAACTTTGCAAATAATGCTTCAAATTCTGCTAATACAGCATCAACTTATTTAGCTGATGTAAGTGCTAATGCTAATGCTTCTGCAAATTCTGCAGCAAATAGTTCTAACTTTGCAAATAATTCTAGCAACAGTGCAAACTCAGCATCAAATCATTCAGCTAATTCAAGTAATTTTGCAAACAATTCTAGCAATAGTGCTAACACATCAGCTAACCACGCATCAAATTCTAGCAACTTTGCTAACAATAGTTCTAATAGTGCAAACACTTCTAGTAATCATTCTGCCAATTCATCTAACTTCGCAAACAATAGTTCAAACCATGCGGCAAACAGTTCAAATTTTGCCAATACTTCTAGCAATCATGCAAGTAATTCATCTAATCATTCTGCTAACTCTAGTAACTTCGCTAATACATCTAGTAACCATGCAGCTAACTCTAGTAACTTTTCTAACAATTCTAGTAACTTTGCTAACACTGCAAGTAATGCAGCTAATGCTGCGAATTCCGCTCGAGATGCAGCTCTAGCCGCAACAGATAGTTTTGATGATACATATTTAGGTGCTAAAGCAAATGATCCTTCAGTAGATAATGATGGTGATCCTTTAAATGCTGGTGATCTTTACTTTAACACAACATCTAGTGTATTGAAATATTATACAGGTTCTGCTTGGTTAAATGTAGAAGCTACTGATACAAGTACTTTTGCTACAAAAGGTTTTGCTTTAGCTGTTTCTATTGCATTATAATATAAACTAATATAGGAAATTAAATATGGCACAAAATTTCAGAAGATACATAGAAAGAAACATTGGAACTGCAGCAGTAGATATACCAGATGGTTCTGATTTTAATAGTTACGATACAATAATAGGAATTAATTTAGCAAATGTTAGTGCAACTGCAATTACTGCAAGTGTATATATTGCAAGTGGTGGAAACAATTTTTATATAATTAAAGACGCACCAATACCTTCTGGATCTGCTTTACAGGTAATAGATGGTGGAGCTAAATTTGTAGTTCAATCAGGTGATAGACTTTATGTTATATCAAGTGCTGCATCATCATTAGATGTAATTGTTAGTGCAGTTGACGATATTTCAACATAGGAATAAACAATGCCTTTTATAGGAAACGCACCAGCAAGAGTTCCTTTAACTTCAGCTGATATAACAGATAGCATTATAACATCTGCAAAGATTGTAGATGGTACTATTGTTAATGCTGACATTAATGCAAGTGCCGCAATCGCATCTACAAAATTATCTGGTTCATTTGGAATTACAGAAGCAGATCAATGGAGATTATCAGCAGATATAACAGCTGATGTTGATCCAATAGCATCTAATTTAGAAAGAGTAGATAATACTGGTTTTGGATATTTAGGAACTGGAATGTCGGTATCATCTGGCACTTGGACTTTTCCTTCTACTGGAATTTATTTAATAAGAGCTATAGGAGATTTTACAGCTCAAGCTGGAGATAATGTTTTAATAAATATAAGAGTTACAGTTGATAACTCAAGCTATACAACAGTAGCATTTGCAGCTGGTGGGGAAGATACTGGTTTAGCTAGTAGAGCTATTTGTGAATTTTTATTTGATGTTACTAGCACAACAAATTGCAAAGTAAGATTTTCTGCATCAAGCATAACCGCTGGTTCAATTATAGAAGGTGATACAAGTATAAACAGAACAAGTTTTACATTTATAAGACTAGGAGATACATAAAATGGATTATTTACAAAAAGCATTAGCACAATTTAATATTGGAAAACCTCAATGGTATGGTTGGAGAACGCATGATGATAATGGAACTAAAATTCCAAACGATCAAAGAATGTGTTACGATTGCTTAATCTTAAATGATGACACAGCTATTATGCCAACTAAAGCAGAAGTAGAAGTAAAGATACAAGAATTAAAAGATTTAGAAATTACTAAAGAATCTAACAAACAATCAGCACTAAACAAACTTAAAGCATTAGGTTTGAATGATGCTGAGATTAACTCAATACTAGGAAAATAACATGCTGTCGCTAGACTTAATACATAGAAATTTAAACATGCTATCTTTAGATTTCATAGTTAAATTTTTTGTGATACTAAATAACAACCAAGTTAAAAAAATTTAAGTATGCCACTAACAAAAATACAATCACTAGGAATAACTGATGGCACAATAGTTAATGCCGATATTAATGCTAGTGCTGCTATAGCTGGAACTAAACTTGGTGCTGGTACTGTATTACAAGTTGTTCAAACTTTTAAAAATGATGTATTTAGCAGTTCTAGCACTAGCTATGTAGATGTTACTGGATTATCTGCATCTATTACTCCAAGTTCTGCTTCAAATAAAATTCTAATACTATTGCGTACTTCTCAAGGAGCAAGTGGAAACGATCAAATTAAAACAACTTTATTGCGTGGTGCTACAGGAATAGCAGTTGCTAATGGAAAAGATTATTTTTCTTTTATGTACCCAACAAGAACTGGCACAGATACAAATGAGTATGTTGCACGTGGTTCAACACATTTAGATTTTTTAGACACACCAAATACAACATCATCTATTACTTATAAGGTACAAATGAAAGTAGATGCAAATACTGGACATATAAATAGAGGAAAAGATAACGATAACTATCGTGGAGTTTCAAGTATTACTTTAATGGAAATAGCAGGATAATATGACTGATATAATTAATTCAATTCTAGCAATAAATCCTAACGCACAAGTTAGTGTTAATGCTGAAGATATAAATCAAATTACTTGGCATAATGGAACTACACCAATTCCTGCAAATGAAATACTTGCTAAACAACAAGAGTTAATTGCAGAATATAATTCTAATCAATACCAAAGAGATAGAGCTGTTGATTACCCATCTCTTGCAGATCAACTTGATATGCAATATTGGGATAAAATTAATAATACTAATAAATGGGAAGAAGCAATTAACGCAGTTAAACAGAAATATCCAAAATAGATGGCTTATATCGGCAAACAACCAGTTGTAGGAAATTTCGTAAAGCTAGATGCTATTACAACATCCGCTACAGCTACATACAATTTATTAAATGGTGGAGTTGCATACTTTCCACAAACTGCAAACAACTGCATCGTATCTTTAAATGGTGTTATTCAATCGCCAACTTCAGCTTATACAATATCAGGTTCAACAATAGTATTCTCAGATGCTTTAACTGCTTCTGACTCAATAGATTTTATTTTAGTATTAGGTGATGTATTAAACATAGGTACTCCTAGCGATGCAACAGTAGGTTTTGCAAAAGTAACTTCTAATTTAATTACTGGTGCTACAGCAGAAACTTCTATTGCTGGTGGAGATAGTGTTTTAATTTATGACGATAGTGCTGCAGCATTAAGAAAAATGACTAGAACTAATTTTGTTAGTGGATTAGGTGGGTTAACAGAAGCAGATATGTTTAGACAAACCAGTAATGGAACATCAGATACCGTAGAAGCAACCATAACTGGAATGACAAGAGTTAATAGTGATGGATTTGATAAAATAGGAACTGGAATGAGTGAAAGTTCTGGTATATTTACTTTTCCTTCAACAGGTATTTATTTAATAAATTTTAGTGTAAATTATCTTTTTGATAGTTCGGCTAGTACAGAAAATTATATATATACAACTTTAGACAACTCAAATTATAATGTTGCTACAAATACTAGAATATCAGGTGTTGCGGATAGAAATAATGGTGGCAGTGGTTTTTTTATTTTTGATGTAACATCTACTGCAAATTGCAAAGTTAAATTTAATACTTATGCAACTGCTTCTATAACAAGAAGAGGCGGTTCTGATTTTAATACAACTTATGTAACATTTATAAAATTAGGAGAAACATAAAATGACAAATTTAGATATTAAAATAAAACTATACGCAAACAAGGAAGTAGATTTCAGAACTGATGTTAAACTTCAAGATGATGGTAATGGTGCTTACATTAAGGAATGGAACTTAGATATTCCTAAACCAACATTAGCACAATTAGATGCCTTTGAAGCACAAGCTAATGAAGTTGAAAGATTAAACTTAGTTAAATCAAATAGAGCAAAAGAATATCCTGACTTTAAAGAATACCTAGATGGTATTGTTAAAGGTGATAATGCTCAAATACAAAAATATATTAACGATTGTCTAGCAGTTAAAGCTAAATATCCAAAAGAATAAACTTAACAATCACATATAATAATATATAAAATAACCATTAAAGGGTTATGAATATTCTCATCGCAATACCATGTTACGGAGGAAACATTTCCAATCTAACATTCCATTCATTATTTAATTGCATCAAACCTTTAAATGATATGGGACACAATCTAAGAATAGAAACACTTCCAACTGAATCTTTAATCAATCGTGCTAGAAATAAGTTTGTAACTAAGTTTTTAGATAATAAAGAATTTAACGGAACACACTTATTATTTATTGATGCTGACATAGGATTTACATTACAAAATCTTTTAAGAGTTATAGAGTTTAATAAAGAAGTTGTAACATGCACCTATCCTGTAAAAGGATTCTACTGGCAGCAATTACTAGATCGTATCAAAGAAAATAATAATATAGATGAACAGACAATGCGTGATTATCTTTTGCAGTTCAATGTTAATCTATATCCTAACACAGAATTTAAACAGGGATTCGCAAGGGTAAAAGAAAGTGCCACAGGTTTTATGATGATTAAGCGTGAGGTGTTTACTACTATCATAGAGAAATTTCCTAATCTTAAATACAAACCAGATCTAAGAACAGGAATAGAAAATTCTCAGAATGCGTTTGATTTTTTTCCTGTCGGAATTTATAGAGAGAAAGATGGTGTAAATAGATTCTTATCTGAAGACTATTATTTTTGTAGATTATGGGAAGAATGCGGTGGCGAAATCTGGACTGATTTATCTACACCAATTACACACTTGGGTTCTACGGAATATCATGGTATGTTCATGACTCAACTAAACAGGAAATAATATGATTACACTTATTATTGGTTTGCTAGCTGGAGGTTTCATTGGTTATGCTTATAAAGATGAAATCAGCAAAGCTATTGAATCTATCAAAGCCATATTGAAAATATAATAATTTAACCTATATAACCTTCATTAACCAATGGAGAATATAATGTTAAACTATACTGATATTAAAAACTACTGGACTAAGTTCTACGCAGATGCTTTTGAAGATGCAAAATCATTCTGGAAGAACTACGCAGATACAGTAGAAAAATTATATAAAAAATAAATAAATAATAGTTATAAAACAATAAGTTATAAAAAATAATTTTATTTACTTATTATTCAATTAACTTTATCTCGCACATGCCAAACCAACTAATAGGAGTTAGCATGGCAAAGAAAAAGAAATCAGCTGAAGATATTATCTATGAGATTAAAGATCTCCTTGATGATCTTGAGCTAAAGATAAATCCAGAAGATTCTTATGATGATGAATCAGAAGATGAGGATCTTGATATAGACGAAGAAGACGACGAAGAATAGTCTATATAATAGGGGTGGTGAATAGCCACCCTTATTTTGAACACAATCTATAATTGACTTTTTATCCACAAACACTATACCTTGTGTATGAAGAGAAAGAAAACAGCTACATCTGGTACCTCTATTCGTTTGTCTGCACATGAAAAGATTTGTGCTGAACGAATGAGCACACTTATCAAAACAATAGATGAGTTAAGAGTTGATGTTAAAGATCTTCGTGCTGATATGAATAAAGGCAAAGGCGTTATTGCTTTCTTAATTATTGTTGGTGCTTTGGTTGGTTCTATTCTTTCTATTCTAAAGTTCGTTAAATAAACAACACAGGGTTTTACATTGTTAAAGGCAGACAAAGGATTAGTATCTGAAGCATTAGCTCAAGCACACTTTGCTAAAGATCCAAACCTAATTGTATTCACAGCACTAGGTGGAGTTGGTCCAATAGATATTATTACATTTAACACTAAGACAAAAGAGTATCACAACTATGACGTTAAGACTGTGTCATACAGAAAGTCAGCTACTAAATACGCACACAAAAAGAATGATCGTATAAATAGATCACCATCTAAAATACAAAAAGGTTTAAATGTTAGGATTGTTTATGTATATGAAGATGGTAAGATATTAATCAAATGAATTACGAAGACGTTAAAAACAGAATTAAAAAGCACGAAGGTTTCGTAGCTAAGGTTTACCTTGACTCATTAGGTAAAGCTACCATTGGCTATGGTCATCTACTTACTGAAGAAGATGATTTTGTTGAAGGTGTTATCTATGACAAAGATATACTTGAAGCAATGTTTGATAAAGACTTTGATAAAGCTAAGCAAGGTATGGAAGAATTAGTTGGCACATTAGATATAGCTATGGCTGCTAAAGGTATTATTATTGAGATGGTATTTCAATTAGGAAAGACTGGTGTTTCTAAATTCAAGAATATGTTTGCAGCTTTAAATGAATATGATTATACACGAGCTGCTGAAGAAATGTTAAACTCAGCATGGTATAGACAAACACCAAGTAGATGCGAAGAGTTGTCTAACTTAATGAGGAAGTGTCAGGTTTAAATGTTACAAATGTTAGGAGCAGTTGCACCTCTTGCTAAAATCTTATTTTCTACAATAGAAAAATCAGTACCTGATAAAGACTTACAGGCTAAATTAAAATCAGATTTACAAACACAATTACTACAATCAAACACACAAGAATTACAAGCAGCTGCAAAGATTATAGAAGCAGAAGCTAAAGCTGGTTGGTTTGCATCTAGCTGGCGACCACTACTTATGTATGTTCTTATCTTTATTCTTGTATGGAATTATATATTTGGTCCAATAGTTAAGTTCTTTTTTGGTGCAGCTATTACAATAGATCTACCAGGTGATGTCTGGACATTATTACAAATAGGATTAGGTGGCTATGTCGTTGGCAGATCAGCAGAGTCTGTTGCACGAACTATGGCTAATAAACCAAAAGAATAAACATGAGTGATCTAAAGTTAAGTGATCAAACACAAGTATCTTTACCAATTAAAAATATAGTAGCCATTGTATCTGCTATCGTTGTAGCTGTCTGGACTTACTTTGGAATAGTTGAAAGACTTAACAGATTAGAAACTAATGAGAAGTTAATGTCGCAAGATTTATTAAAGAAGGCTGAACAAACTCCTAAGAACCAAGAGATGTATATGTTGATTGAGTATCAAGCTAAATCAATAGACAAACATTCTAAACAACTAGAAGAAAACGTACACACTAAAGTTATCATTAGCCAATTAGAAAAGAAGATAGATAAGTTAGAAAAAGAATTAGATTCATTAAGAGGTAAGTAATGGGTGAGATTGTATTTGCTTTACTTATGTTTCTTAATGGTAAGTTAGAAAACTATTCACCTAAAATTAATCTTGCTGATTGCTTAGAACAGAAACGTAAAGTAGAACGTGATGGTGGCACAGATACTGTAAGAATGGAATGCAAAGAAGTTGAAGCAATTGTTGAAACTGATAAGCATGGTGTTAAAAGAATAAGAGAAATTAAAGGAATTAAATAATGTCAGATCAAATTACTACAATGTTTGCACAAGCGTATTCTAAGAAGAAACCTACTTTGCTTGCACAGCAAGGATCTAATGTTAAAGTAAAAATTAAAAATGGCAAAAAGAAACTTAGAAAATAAACACATTCGTAAACCACCTAAGAAAAGAAAAGGTAGGCACACAAAGAAAATAAACAAGCATAAGACATATAAAGAATATG